GTCAGAAATATTTGACTCTATTATTTGATTATGTTCTATATGAGTATCTGCCTCAATGGATAATACTTTAATTTTATCATTCTTTTCTTGTATATTTTCCTTACTTTGCTCTTCTAATTCCTTGATAAAATTCTCTTGCATTGTCATCTTATCTTTAAGATTATCCTTCTTAAGATTTAAAGATTTAGTTTGATCTCTCTTATCTTTAATTGTATCTCTAATAATACCATTCATTGCAGAGAATATTCTTATATCCAAAAGATCTTCAATAACATCTCTACGATTTGATCCTGTTAATTGCATAAAAGGAACAAAAGTACTACTACCCAAAATTACAATTTGAGTAAAAGATTTATAATTTAACTTTAAAATACTATCCTCCAATATCCTCTGATTTAATCTATCATCAGATTCCTTATGAAGAGGATTTCCATTTACCTCTATATCAAAAATATTTGGTTTTATCCCACGTCTTACAAAATAATCTCTACTATTTGCACTAAACTCAATTTCAACCAAACAACCCTTCTCATTTGTTGCATTTATTAATTGTGGTTTATTAATTCGACGAAATGGTTTATTAAACAACACAAAAGTAAGTGCATCTAAAATCGTAGATTTACCAGCACCATTTGTACCAACAATCATATTTGTATGGTACTGTTGAAAATTTATCTCAGAAAAATGATCTCCAGTAGAAAGAAAATTTTTCCAACGAATTTTTTTAAATGTAATCATTTTCCATGTTTAGGCGGAATCACAATATCATTTGAAGTGATAATACTATACTTGTAATTATGAACCTTACAGGTCTTAATCGCAAGATTATCATCAACTTCAATAACAGTCATTGGTTTTTCAAATTTTGGATCATCATTCAACATCAAAGCATAACGAGTTGCATCATCCTCCTCCTCAAAAAGGAATAAAACTTTATCCCCAAAATCATCTTCGACGGCATATGCGCCATCATCTTTTCTGTTTTGAAGAGTAAGAATATACACTATTCTACCTCACATGCTTGTCTGTACAAATCTTGAAAAATACCTTTAACAATATTCTTATCATATTCAAACTCAGATTCTTCAATATAGCGATTTAAAATTGAAAGAGTATTTTCTTCCTCATCTATCTGAAAATCTTCATTTTCATGAATTTCAAAATTTTCAACAATCTTCAAATCTTGAACACCTACAGAATAAAGTTTATCAATAAACTTCTCAAAATCTTTTGGCTTAGATTTTTTACGAACAATAACTTTTACAATTTTGCTCGTATATTCTGTAGCATTAAACAACTTATAATTATTATCTTCATAATAAACATTATAAAACAATTTATATGGATTGTTAATTGAAGTATGGGTGAGGGTATCAGTATCAAAGATAGTAAACCCTCTAGGATCATTTACATCATTCCAAAACATCTCATAAGGATTTCCTAGATAATAAATTTTACCATCATCCGATCTAGTATGAAAGTGTCCAGAATAAACCTTTTCAAATTTATCAAGGATCCTAACATCCATACCCGTCTCCATCATATGACCACGAGTTGCCCTGAATCCATTAAGTTCAAGATGACCCATCACAACTCTACTGGTGGTCTTTTTAATTAATGATATACTCTCATCATAATTCTCAGTATTAATCCAAGGAAGTAAAAGAATTTTTAATTTATCAACTTCAATTTCATTTGCTTTTGAATAAGTTTTAATATTTAAATAATCCTTTAATAAAAGTTCTGGGGAATTTACATAATTGGTATTTTTATAGTAACAATCATGATTACCAGTAATAGCATAAACTTTATACTTCTTAAGTGGTTCAAATACAACTCTCTTTGCCCATTCTAAACTTTGATAATCTATTGACTTCCTACTATCAAAGATGTCACCCATATGAATAATAGTATCTATCTTATGCTCTTCTAAGAAAGGAAAAAAGACATCCTTATAGAACATTTCAAAATAATCATGTAAATGCTTAGATCCCTTTCTAGCACCGAAATGTGTATCAGTTATTAAAGCAATTTTCATCTATTGCCTTTATATTGGATATTATCCTTAATAGTATTATAATCTGAACTGCTACCAGCAAGTTGATTGTCATCAACTACCATAACTTCATCAAATCCAGTCCTTTCAATGATTTTTGTTTTAATATCTAACTGCTTCTTCTCCTTCTGAATTCGTCTCAGAAAGGCGTAATGAATAATTTGAGTAAAGTATGCAAAAGGATTTCTAGACTTCTCTGGATCGAAGTTATGTATGTACTGTACGCAATTTTCAATACCATCAGATATCATATCTTCACGAAACATATAATTAACAAAATTTGGCTTATATGACAAATGCGTTGCAATCTTTAAAAAACACTCACCAAGGTAGTTTGTAATTCTTGGCTTTTGAAGGTCATTCTCTTTTGCATGAGCAACTTTTTCCCGATGAACAATTAATGCCTGTAGTAATTCCTTATTATTTACATAATGTTCCGATTTCTTTTTAGGCATAACATTTGTTTTCCTTCTTATAACATATAGGTATTATACCACTACTTTAAAGGCTTGACAAGTTTCTAAATTATAAGTAGAATACCTTTGTAAGGGTTGATGGGATATATCTTAGCTTTCTTTATTTGTATTAGATTGTTTAAATATATTTTCTAGATATTCTCTAGCATCATTTACAGTAGATAAATATCCCATTTGAGATGTAATTCCCACTTTAGTAGAAGCATTAAATATTTGATCTTCATCATTATTTAAAAAATTATTATAAATTCCAATAAGTTTTTGATCTTTTGATTCAGTCATTGTAACAACCCTGTCTGGTTTAATCATAAAAATATCGTCATCAGATAATTCTATCCAGGGTTTTATCTTAATTAATTGTGTTCCGTGATGTTGTACACTTTTTATTATAACGGGATTTTGTAATATAATAACCGAGTCTTCATAATTTTCGTCAATAGAAACTAAAGCAAATATTTCTTCACCAGTTATAAGTTTTATTATTGAATGAAATTCTTCGCCCATTATCTTTTAAGTGGTATGTTTACAATATCATAATTGAAGTTTTCTTCATTATACAACTTTATTCTTTCTATTAAATGGTTTAAAGTATAATTTTTTCTAGATTTATAACAAATATCATCAGCAATGTCATATAAAGTTGCTTTCACTTTTCCGTTACCTTTTCTGAGTACTCTACCAATTGACTGGAGGTTTCTAATGCGGGACTTGCTAGGCGACGCAAAGATGACGTTGTGCAGCCGCTTAATGTTAATGCCAGTAGAAAAAGTGCCGTAAGACGCAACGATGATTGCATTGTTTTCTTGCTCCGTTATTTCACGAATTCTTTCTCTATCTTCTGTTGCCACGCCACCGTGAACAAAGAATACTTGACGATTTTCAATATGATTACTACTATTTATTAGATCATATAGTGGTTGCCCATGCCCTTCTACTCTGGCATATAAAATTAAAGTATTACCTTTAAGATCTAAAGCAAGATTTTTAATAAAGTTATTTCGACGATTATGAGTAATAATATATTGAACTTCATCTTCAAAAGTCTCAAATTTATTTGGTGGGTGTTTCAATAGAAGCACATTAATATCTAATGTGGCAACATGCCCCTTCTTCATTAATTCATCAGTTTTGATAATTTTATAGGAAGGACCAAATAATCCTTCTAATACCCACTTATGCGTTTGAGAACCATCAAGAGTTCCTGTAAATCCATAACGATACTTAGTATCAGCAAGCTTAGTCATTATAGATACTAATGATTTTGATTTGAATTGGTGAGCTTCATCTCCAATTACTACACCAAACCTTTCAAAATATTTACGTGGAAGTTTATAAATTGATTGCCAAGTTGTTATGATTACTTGAGAATTTGTTTCTCTTTCTTTACCAGCATATATCTTGTGGCAAAATGAACCAACATTCCATCCATATTCCTCAAAGTCCTTATACATCTGCTCTACCAGAGATGTCGTTGGAACAACTATCAGAATACTTTTCTTTTGCTCTACAAAGTAACGAACTATTGAGTAAATCATCAAAGATTTGCCGGAGGCAGTTGGGCTTATCAATAGTTTTCTATTGTATCTTAGAGCATCGTATACTCCCTCTATTTGATATTTCCTAGGTTTATGTCGACAAATCGCATTCATATAATCCTTAACACCCTCAAAAGAAATAAATTTATTAATCTCAAACGGTGGGCCATAGTATTTGTTGTCTTCAAATTGGTAGGTATATCCGTGGTCATTGCAAAACTGAACAATTTTATCTAATAACCCAACATATATTTCTCCTTTCTGCGTATTAAATAAACGAATCTTTCCATCCCAAAATTTCTTTTTATATGCTGGTGAAAACTTTGCACCAGGAACTTCAAATGTAAATTGATCTGCTAATTCATAATAGACGTGTATCTCTGCTTCGACGTGCAGATACACCTCATTTTTCTTTGATATAGTCAAATGTGTCATAACATTTAATATCAGTCAAAATATTTAGAGGCATAAAAAAGAGGCATTACTGCCTCAATTCTTATATTTTAAATTTTAATTAGTCAACAATAATTTGATCAAACCATTGATTACTCATACCTTTAATGATTTCATTTGCATTTGCTTTATCTTCAGCATATCCTTCTTCAATTAGATGATTAACCACAATATCATATTTCTCATGAATTGCTTGCATTTCTTTAGGAGTTGGTTTCATCTTAATGTCTTACTTTTATTTTTATTTATGAAAATTGTATTCTAAAATCATAGAATATAATGTATGATGAAAGCTTTTTAAATGGTCTAATTCTTTTGAAGCATCTTCACCATCTTCGGGACCTGGCCAATTTTCAATATAAAAATTTATAGCGGTATACATTAATCGTATATCTTCTATGCCGCAATTCATTTGCATATATGGTCCCTTTTCATCGCGACCGTGTTCCATTATATCCTTATTGGAATACAACATATTTAGTTAGGAGTCTAATCCCTTTTCTAATATATACTCGTTAATTAATTCTATTGCCTGTTCATATACAGGAATCATATCTATTTTATGATAGACATGATGTGCAACTTCTTTTATTTGTTCCTTATTTAATTTTGGATGTTTCTCTGAAACTATACCATCTATTTTAAGACCAACGGTTGAGTCATCAATTAAAACTGCCAAGGTTTTAGTGCATACTAAAATAATATTTAGTTATATCCTGCTTGGAATTTCATAAACTCTATTGAATTCCTAATTTGAAAAGTTCTATTAGATACGTTCTTAATAATCTCTTCAAGAAATTTTAATGTGGCATCATAATATCTTATCTTAAGATCCACTTTAGTTAATCTCTCATCTGCCTCCATATACCTCTGTATTGCATCCTTTTCCCTAACCTTATACGGAAACGGTTCTTCT